GTAACCGGAGGGTATATGGGGAGTGCCACAGGTGGTTCTCTCAACCATTGTGGAGTATTCATAATGTAAGTATCAGGAATACTCCTGATGTTCACTTCACGTATGTCAATCATTCTTCAACAATAGTACCTCTTACTTTTGGCCTTGCCATTCCATTAATCAAGGGAGTAGACATCTCATCAATATCTGCTTGTGCTAAGGCACTGGTTGCATATGATTTTCTGTCAGCATACACATCAGTCCATACCGTACCACCCTTGTAGTAAACAGATTTTCCTAAAGTTGACTTAGTAATGTGAAAAGCCATTATTGTTTTGAATTCTTACTTAGTATATATTAAACTAACGTACCATTTGCACGACGGATTTCTCTAAGTTCTTCAAAGTTTTTCTGCTTAGTTCCACCGTTGTATGCCCATGCATATCCTTCAGTGATCATTTGTTCATTCAAGGAAAGTTCTGCATCTCCAATATATAACCAACCAAGAAGGCGGCCATACTTACCCATACCACCCACAAGTTCAGTTCTAATGACGAGATCGTCGTCTCCATCGATAGCACCCTCTAGTTTTTCTTTCATCCAGTTGGTGGCATCAATGCCAAGTTCTTTTTCGTCAAGATCTCTTGTTCTTTTCTCTGGAGTATCAACTCCTGCTACTCTTACTCTTTCTTTTTTATAGAGATCAAATCCTAGATCTATCGTTACATCAATCGTATCCCCGTCCACCACTCTGTTGATCTCGATCACTCGGAAGTTGTAACAACTCTTCCGACTCGGTGGTGTCATCGCTCCCATGGGATTCTCTCTCATCAATGCCTAGTATATAGACAATCACATAAAAAACTCCCGCTAGAAGAATAATGAGACACCAGATGATACTCCAGGTGACATCATTTACATCATTTAGTGGCCTTAGAATCAGATTCATGAAAAGGTTCCCAATGTTCCCATTCATACTTATGCACCAAGTGCATTCCTATAATTGGAACAAACACTAAAAGAAACCCCATGACACCTAAGCACCAGGGGGTTTGCATCACTGATCTAACCAGGAACTGAACGTGATTCATTTTGGAAATACTCGGGTAAAGGGCAACCTTTGAAACGATCAATCTCATCCACTGCAAAGACAAACATACACGCAAATCCTATGCAGAATGCTAGTAGATACTCGTGTATGGTAGTTCTCATCCTGGGTAATCCCAATTAGTAATCATTTCAGTTTTATGTACAGGGCCCCACAAACCTTCTTTGTAGATGTAAGGAGCAGTTCTGACAGGACACTTGTCACCAGTACAGAGCAGATCATCAACAATTCTCCAAGACTCCAATACCTCTTCAGAATGAACAAAGTGTGATTGATCGTCATTGATAGCATCATAAAGAAGTTTTTCATAACCATCAACACCTAACCAATCAGGATAACGATGAGTAAGAGTTGCTAACTCAACACTATCACTGAGTCCTGGAGATTTGACATCAATTTGAATATCTAGATGAGCATATGGTTGCAGGCGCATAACAATACGTCCAGGTGTTTCACCCTCAAACAATCCAACAGGTGGTGCTTTGAGTTTGATAACAACTTCAACACACTGATAAGGCATCTTTTTGCCAGTCATAAAATGAAATGGAACACCTTTCCATCTCCAATTATCAATAAAAAGATTACCAGCAACAAAGGTTTGAGTCATGGATTCAGATCCTACACCCTGTTCATCACGATAACCCTCATACTGTCCAGTAACAAGTTTCCTACCAAGACGAGTTGCAGATAGAACCTTAGTCTTCTCTCTACGTATCTCAGTAGCATTCATACGGCATGGTGCTTCCATAGCGATCAATGCCAAAACCTGAAGCATATGATTCTGCAGCATGTCTCTGACTACACCTGCACCTTCATAATATTGAGATCGTCCCTCACAACCAATCGTCTCAGTTGCAAAGATCTGAACTTCTTCTATATACTCTCTGTTCCAAAGTGGTTCAAGAAGTATATTCCCAAACCGAGTAGCAAGAATGTTATTGACAGTATCTTTACCAAGATAATGATCAATGCGAAATACTTGTTTCTCGCGTAGATGTCTGCCCACCACTGACTGTAAATGATTAGCAGATTTAAGATCGTACCCAAAGGGTTTTTCAATAACAATACGGGATGTTTCCGGATCATCTAAAAATCCTCCTTTTTTGAGGCTGATGATTGCATTTTCGTATCTCTCTGGTGGAACAGATAAGAAATATGTCGTATCATCTGTTTCGGGTAAATGATACAAACTTTCTGGATCATCTAGATCACATGAAATATAATCCAAGTGATGAAGGAATTCTTCTGGGTAATCCCCAAGTGATTCTTTCCATACATCAGTTCCTGGATCTCTTCTAGAACAACCAGTAATTAAAAAATTATCTGGGAGAAGATCTTTCTCCCACAATTTATAAAGTGCAGGGATAAGTTTTCGTTTGCATAGATCTCCAGTGGCACCGAAGATAACTATACCACTAGTGAGCGCATCCGTTTCCATCGTACTTGTCTGTTTCGTAGTAGTTATTTTCACCTTTTCGTATCCCGAAATATATTGTGGAAAGTACAAAGGGTATGCATATGATCGCAAGAGCATTACCTAACATGATGGCCACCGAACATATAACGCATTCCGTTTAGAACTTTGTTTGCAAAATCACCTAGTCTGCGCGAGTTGAATCTTTCAAAGAGGGCAGTAGATATAACAGGTGCGGGTACACCAAGATCCACAGCAGCGTTGACAGTCCAACGCCCCTCACCACTGTCTGATACTCCTCCATCGAACTTGCTAAGTTCTCTATCATTCCGTAGTACATCAGCGGTAAGATCGAGCAACCAAGAACCAACCACGCTACCACGACGCCATAACTCAGCCACCTCAGCAACGTCAATATCATATTGATAGTTTTCCGGATCCGCCATCGGAGCCACCTCAGCATCGCCCTCTTTAATGTAATGGGAACCAAGATCGCCATGATGCAAGATGTTAAACCCCTCGGCATATGCTTGCATGATTCCATACTCTACACCGTTATGAACCATTTTTACAAAGTGTCCTGCACCTGCTGCACCGCAGTGTAACCATCCATACTCTGCAGAGGTTGCATTACTGAGTGGATTTGTGCGAGGGGCAGATCCGATACCTGGTGCAAGTGCCCTAAAGATTGGAGCTGCGACGGATACTGCAGTATCTGAACCCCCAACCATAAGACAATATCCACGCTCCAAACCATAAACACCACCACTAGTGCCACAGTCAAGATATTGGATGCCCATTTTCTCAAGGCGGAGTGCTCTCCTACGGGAATCCTTAAAATAAGAATTGCCATGATCAATAATAATATCGCCCTCGCTACAATAGCGTAAAAGCTCATTTAAAGTTTCCTCAACTGTTTCTGCTGGCACAACCATCATAAAAATGCCAGGGCCTCTTTCCTTCACAGTAGAGCATAGAGTAGCGATATCAGTCGTTACCCCATCTACTCCACCTGCTTCAAAAAGTTCTTGCGCTTTATCATAATTCCTACGGTATCCCCAGACTTCGATACCATCCTTCATCATACGGCGAGACATACCCTCGCCCATTCTACCGAGTCCGATGATTCCTACTCTCATTTGATTATCTCCATTGCTTTGATAAGTTCGTGAACGTGTGCTAATTCATCATTTAAAATTTCAAGAATTTTGTCATCATGTCCATTAATTGCAAGATACTTTCCGTAAGTTTCTGCTGCGTGGATTTCTACTTCGTAGGAGAGATGGTAAGCAGACTTAGGAGCCAACCAATAATAAACCACGTTGATCCAATAGTAGACAAGTACAAGGTGTCGGGCGAAAAAGCGATCAATCCAATAAGAATTGCCACCCCTACTTTCCATGTATTCCAGATGTTCTGTTTCGTTAAGAGTTTGAGCAAAATGTTCCTCCATCAGATAAATGTGTTCTGGCCCACGTAATCCCATAGACTCTCTTAAGTGCAATACACTCAAGAAAGCAAAATATGGTGCCCGAGCAATCTCCTCAAGCACCCAGAAACGTTGATAGTCTCTTCCTCTATAAAGAAAATCAATGATTGCTACAGTGATATCTAGAAAAAATTTGTTAAAAGTGTTCATCATCTTCATCTGTATCCTCATATAAAGGACAAGGTTCTTCAAATAAATGTTGCATCCTTAATTGTTTGATCCTTTCCCTGAGTCCTTTGTAGAACTCTCTTTTCTCGTCTTTATTCATTCAACATGAACAGTACCGATCATTCCTGCACCTTTATGGGGGCCACACCAGTAAGTATAGTCACCTGCTTCGGGGAATGCAACATCAAACTCTTCACCTGGTAACATTGCCAGGGCTTCGTGACTTAGTTCGTCATGATCCTCAACAACTACATTATGAGGAGGAAGCATATTATTAATAAAATGAACAGAATCCCCAGCATTAATTGTTACCTCCGCAGGATCAAATACAAGATTGCCACCAGATCCCATCTGCACATCTACAGCCCAAGCAGGTGCAGCAAGAAATAATGTAGCAAGAAGTCCGAATAGAAACTTCATAAACGTTTTCGTAACTACACTATCTATGTCTTCCTAATTGAAGTGTATCGGGGATTTGTCTTGACTTCCTGACTTACCATGTCACCAAATTCTGTTACACATTGACACCATTTTTTTCTTAACTTCTTTGCTTTTTCTTCGTCTTTTATTTCATACTGAAAGTGCTGCCATTTTCTCCAAATAGCAGCACACTCATCACTTTTCTTTTGTAGATGTTCTTCTCTATACAATTAACATCCTGATACAGTTTTTGATATTTCAGCACCCAAATCACTACCAACATTTCTGCCTAAGAGAGATGCCCATCCAGCAGCTAACCACCCAACATAAGGTATACCAGTAAGCATTGGAGCAACACCGGCAGTCATACTAGCACCGATCATTCCTCCTGTCGATTCTCCAGCGCCCTCCGACTTGATGCAGGCGAGATCTTCTGCACTCAGAGACTTTCCCACAGGGTTGTCTGCTCCCGCATTCAATCCACCATGCATTGAATATTCTTGAACAACTGTTTCAGACTTGGTGAGTGCTCCCTTAGAAGTTTTACCGAACCAACCTTTATCATCATGTGTTTTATCTATATCAGTTGATCTAGATGTGGTAAATGTTTTAGGATCGTTTGCATTATACCTTAGACTATAACCATCTCTATCAACATTTACATCGTAGGAAGAATACTGTCCAGTTGGTAAATTAATATTTGGATAATTGGGACGATCGGCAATCTGCCTCATCGTATCTTGATTTGCTTTCATTATATGTCCAAGCACACCAAGATGAGCGATAGCAATAAAACTACCCACACCAAGGACAGCCCATTTAAATGGATTCTTAGGTGTGGGTGGTTGATTGTATGAGTTCATGATAACCTCAGGGGTTTACTTTTTAGGTTCAATAGCAGATGCTACAGGTGGTTCTTCTTCTTTTTTTGCTGTGGGTTTGGCGTTTCCATTGCCACCACCTGCTTTAGCAGGACTCAATCCAAAGGCAGCTAATGAGCCACTGAAGACTGAGGCGATAAAAGTTGGATCGAAATCTAAAATCTTATTCCCATTAGGGAGTCTAACATATGAGAATGTGAGAAGGGATGCACTCCAAATAAGGACTACAACTTTCACCAAATTACCAAGAACTTCACTTTTGTCTTCATCGTGTTGCTTCTCTTCTACTTCTGCTTTGGATTTTCCGAGCATTAGTATAGAAGTAAGGCAATGTTATTTAGAAATAAAACCTTGTTCAAGCAACCACTTTTTAGTCAAAGGTGTGGGTTCATAAACCTCCCACATTTTCTTAGGACCTGCACATACTTCAAGAGCGTCTCTAGTCAGAGTATCAGAGAATGATGCATACATCGCTTCTGCTTCATATGGAACTACTTCTTTTCGATAAGTTCTTTCTGCACCGTTCGCAATCCAATCAGGTACTACACCATCTTGGTGAATAACTGCAGTAAAAGTATTATCAATCGTTCCTGCCATACAATCTTGTGCAATGTGCCAGCCTTCGTGACGAAGAACTTTCAGCATCATTGTGGTGTTATCAAGATAACGAGCATTCAAGAACATATCATTTCCTTTTACGGAATACAGTCCTCGTGTCATAAAAGCAAAATACTTATCATCACCGATGTAAACATTGACACCGATACGACTCAGACTTTCCAGAATGTCTGTGATCTCTTCTTGATAAGGTTCATAACTATCACCAAAACTTCTCCAAGTTTTTACTTGACGAACGTCTTTAGTGCATTCACGAAGCATCATACAACCCATTGAGTCGAATGAACGCCAACTTTTTACTTTAGATTCATCGGCAATAGCAGGAGCAGCAAGTGTTGCTGCCATGAGCATCATAAGAATTTTTTTCATAAAAATAATTAGAAAGGAATAGCACCACCAGTGGTTTGAGGAAGTGCCTGAGGAAGTTCAGCATCAAGTGCTGTGGGAAGCACTTCTACAATTGCCTCACCAATAACCTCAGTGAGTTTGTTTTTTGCATTCTCAATATAAATGTCCTTATTGAGAAGGAGTGTGGTGCCTCCTGCATAAATGCCAGCGACACCAACAAATGATATGACTGCTAATAGATTAATTACCTTTTGCATAATATGCCTTGTAGTATTGAACTATGCCAGCACAATGCATGTTGCCTTGAGATACCCAATCGTTGGCACATTCATAGATGGACTGACTCGAATATTTAGGAACCACTCCATCCATTTCACCACCAAACTTTGCTAGAAGAATTTTAAGTGCTTGCTCTCGCACAATCATTTTTTGATCGCTGTAGCGCCAATCATCGATGGACATTTTCGGAACCGCCTTGAAAGTTTTCTGAACCACCAATAGGATTTAGTTGCAAAGTGGTTTTACCATTTTGCGTAGACATATCGTACATCTTTTGATGCATTCCGTCATCCCCATTAGACTGCTTCTTAAACTCATCTACAGCAGTATATGGAGCGTAAAAAGGCCCCTCATAGTTCCCAGCGAATACTTCTTGATCTTTTACGATGACTTCTCCATTACGATCTGCAAACCATTCATCGACTACATTTTCTGTAGGCGCAGGCACTCCAATAAATGCCTTTTCTTGATCATCATCAAATGTTTTACAATCAACAGTATTTTCGTCAATAGCACATTCAATTTTTTCTTCTGTGATTTTTTCAGAGAAAAGTTTGTCGATCAGTTTTTTAATCATTAAAAAAGGAGCAACCCTGTGCTCCAATGATACTGTAGTATATAGTTTGTGTCAAGAGGGTGACGGTGCATAAACTGGTGTCATCAATCCTGAATCTGGGCCGTTGTCATCATCATCTACGTCTTCACTCAATAGGGCAGCAAATATAAACCCTCCTATGAGAGACGCTGAAATGATTAACACGTCGTTCACCATACACCTGGGATAATCTGTCCTGTGGTAGCGTAACTACCCATTGCAGCAATCACACCGATCATTGCTGCCCAACCATTAATACGTTCTGCTTTTTCGTTCATTGTTCTAAAGTAAGGTAAAATTTACTGTTGTCAGATGGTGTGTTCTCATAGATTGAAGAATCACCATATGTTTTGTGATCTTTGTATCCTACCATGCGTCCCTTTGTATTTTGAAGGGCAGACATGAATACAACGAAGAAGAATACGCCTGGGGCACCGATCAAAAGGGCACCACCAATAACATAATAAGTTAGGATTTCAAGAATAGAATTTTCCATTAATAAAGAGAGTCTTCTTTTTCAGTTTCAATTACACAATCAGATGTGGGATATGCAACACAAAGGAGTGCAAATCCTTCTTCGAGTTGATCATCGTCAAGAAATGACTGATCACTTTGATCAAGAGTTCCGCTTACAACTTTACCAGCACAGGATGAACAAGCACCAGCACGGCAAGAATAAGGGAGATCAATACCTTGCTCCTCAGCAGCGTCAAGAACATACTGATCACTCTCAACAGTGATTGTGTTCTCAGAACCGTCAGGGGAGCGAAGAGTAACGTTAAAAGACATTAATAAGTTTCTGCGAGTTGCTCTACACTATAACCCAACAAACAGAAGAATGCAACTGTTGTCAGGGTAAACACAATTTCAGTCATCAGAATCCGAAGATACCAAAGAAAAATACACTGCCACTAGTAGCATAAGAAATAACAGCAGCAACAAATCCAAGCATAGCAGTGCGTCCATTCAACTTCTCCGCTTTTTCGGCGTAAGTTTCGTATCCGTAACGCTCTGCGTCAGTCTTAGAAATATACATCTGAGGTTCTTTCGCAAAAAGATTTTGCTGTCCAAATTCGTTCGTCGTTACAGTCATTTACTTTATGTTGCAAATCTTTACATATTATATAGTAAAAAAGGAACCCTGTCAATAGGGTTCCGTAGTAATTATTACTTATTTTCAAGAGCATCGATCCGCCGTAGCATCTGCATATGCTCATTCTCCATATCTTCTAATCGATATTGAAGTCTTTCAACTAGTTCATACAAGTTTTTACATTCAGAAATATTTTGTTCACCTCTATCAGAATCCTGATAGAACCATTCTAACATTTTCTGGACTTTTTTCTTCACCAGTCGTCTCCAAATTCTAGATTTTTTTGGTGTTCTGCATTGTTTTTGCAATAACCATGAACATCTATT